CTTGGTTCTTACGTTTGCTGACGAGTTCGGGGTTTTCAGATAGTCTGGGCGGTCCATGAGATAACCGTCATATCCTCTCGACTCAAAGTACCTTGCTATCCCGTATTTATTGTTTTCTATTAAAAGCGGGTACCCATAGAAAAACGAACACATAAGTACGTCTTCATAAAATATACTGGCGAGGTCTGGACGAGAAGCATATTCCACTACGAACATATTCGGAGGTACGTCCATATTGAACTTGTTGTACATATGCAGCGCACCCTTAGACCCTCTCCCGTCTACGGTGGCATCCAGGTCATATGAGTCAACCCCACCTACACCTATATGTGCGTTGGGGGCCATACGCTTACCCCGATCGTCTGCCTTTTTGTTTCTGAGGTGGTCTGGCGGTAGCCACGCTACGCGGAACCTTCCGTTCGGGTCTGGGGAGAATACAACCTCCTCGTCCTTTACTCTCCAAACGAAATTACCCTGCACCACGGGGTTAGGGTATAGATTATCATTATGCTCAATCTGTTGGTATATCTTACCGATATTGAACAGACTACCCTCGATACTATCCCTAAACGCCTCGTCCTCGGTAAACGGGAACTGCCTGATGATCTCGTTTAATTCCGAGGGATCGTCCCTAAAAGAGTGGCGTTCGTTTTTTAGGTACTTACGACTCCCTTGATCTACGGGGAGACCATCGACGCCTTCTATTTGCTTCTTTGGGTCATCGACTACGGGGTTCCCGTATTTATCGAAGAACCCTTCTAGAGCTTCGTATGCAGGGATAAAGATGCGGTAGAGCCCAGATCGTGTACGTCCGTTGTTGTTGCGTTCGTTAGGGTCGGAGTCATTCCACAAACCTTTATACTCCTCCCCACCTTTATCCATAGGGTTTACTGTACTGCCTACCAGCGCCTTACCTATTACGCGCTTACCTACGATCAAACAGGTACGCTCTATACGCCATGCCTCGCGTATGTCGGTAGGTTTCTCCCACTTCCCAGCCTCATCGAGATACAGCATATGTAGCTTCTCCCCGTCATATGCGTTGTTCGTGGTGTTCTTCCAGTTGATTACCGTATTGAGGGCGTCCCCACGCTGCGACGTCTTGTTCTTTTTGGTGATACGTTTCGATGGCTCACGGAAGGCCAGCTCCATACGGGGGTTCGTGGTACCGTCCTGGATAGGTTTGAAAAAGAATGGGTAGCCTCTAAAGATAGAGACTATCTTCTTCATGAAAATATTCTCCTGCGCGTCTTTACCAGTTTTCGACTGAATGCCGAGAAGCTTCTCTTTAACTTGACTAGCTTCGTCAACAAGTACAGCAGAGCATACATTAGTGTAGCCAGAACGACGACACTTAGTATATAGCTGACCGAAACAACGAGGATCAGCTTCGCACGCAGCCATGTGGAGAAAGATTTCTCTCTGGAAAGCAAGGTATGATGGGTATCCGATATCAATTTTAGACCATTGTAGAAACATATAGTGTCGCCCTGTAATATACGTAGGGACCCCATTATTGTAAAACCATACACCGTCGCGCCTACGCTGAAACTCTTGTTCGATGTAAGAATGAAATTTCTTCCGAAACTCGGCAGGCTTTTCGAGCCACTCATCCATACTCCGTATCCTACGCAATTCCTCTGGCATAGGTATCCTCTTCCACAGCTGCATTGCCTTTGATAGGTCATGGAAGAGAATCTGCGATCGGGGTGGTTTTTTTGGAAGTACCACGAGTAACCCGTGGAGTTCGATAATTTCTCCCTCTGTACCGTTAGGGTCGATCTTAATCCCCTTAGTTTCATATCCTTCTATGTCTATAATCGTGGACATCAGTAACTCTTCCCAAATCTACCCATCTTCCCAAATCCTGGAGCTCCCGTCTTTGGATTGGTAAGTTTCATTTGCTCCCCGCATTCACACTGACCCTCTACATAGTAGGTCTCCCCGTCTTTTACTTTCATAGTAAGCGATCGCTCAAAGCGTTCCTTACCGCATTCTGGACAATATAAGTCTGGCATTACTAAGAGTTTAGAATAAATTGCATTGACATCAGAGCACCCACAGTATAACCTGCGGAGCTAGACAAAGCTAAATAAAATCTTCCTCTCCATGTTTTTTCATCGGCTACATAACCAGCAAACGGGAGCGCGATGAATGGCCCCATAAACGCCCAGAACATAGTACTTGCCATGTCTTTGTTGGCTACAGAGCTGATATACATAGTGCTACCTATCTCTAAGGCTAGGGCTGAGAGGAAGATAATCGGATACTTTTTGTTTTTTTTCATTTGATTTAATTTGTACACCCGACAGGATTCGAACCTGTGACCGTCTGCTTAGAAGGCAGATGCTCTATCCAACTGAGCTACGGGTGCATGTGCTCCCTCTAGGACTTGAACCTAGGACCTACCGATTATGAGTCGGGTGCTCTAACCGACTGAGCTAAGAGAGCAATTCCATATATGAACATTCCAACAATCATTAAAATGTTTGGTTCGATCGGAACTGGTTGCGGGTCGTCACACCACCACGGCGGGTTAGGGTTGTCACATGGGCTAGGCTGTAGGGAGCTAACCACACTGGCATTCCAGTCATGAGTCCAATCATTGCTTGGGTAATCTAGGGGAGTTGTGTATTCAGTCAGTGCTACTTCGTGCTGGCAAGGCATCGTAGATTATATTAAAGTTATTGTTTAAGTAACCAGCCGTATCTGACTGATTATCAAACACATAGTCCTCCCAATAGATAAGTCCGCTGGCCTCATTTCGAGAAGCGTTCGGCAAACCCTCCTGAGTAGTCTTTTTGTTGTTCGATTTCTCCATTGTCTTTGAGTTCCCTAACCATTTGTTCTAGCCGTTGTCTTTCAACGAGCAGTTCTTTGCAATCGATAGCCGTCTGTTTGATAGACTGTAGCTCAGCTTTTCGGGCAGACCCACCAGCGTCTGGATCGACGGGTTTCTTTACCTCCTCGATCATATTGTTAATAGCCACCTCCATACTCTCCATGAGTCGTGTAGCTGCGGATATCGTGGTGAATTTAGACTTCGACATACATAAGGTCTTCTGCGCGAACGCGGTAATACTCTGTCCCGTCTATATTGATGCGATAGTCCATGTTTTTCTTAAACCCTACCACATCGCCTATGTTGAGCCCTAGTTCATCCACCCAAGGTGCCTGAAATGCGACCATGCCTTTCGTGATAGGCTTATCCTTAAGTTTAACAACATCGATAATATCTGACTCTCGTTCTTCCTCTTCTTCCACTCCTTCGAGAAGAGACCAGCCCGCCAGCGGATGTACCCTGCCAGTCTTCTTAGACTTGTAAGCAATAGCCTGATTATTAACGGTATGGTTAGGATCAAAACGAACAAGGTAGTGATTATCCTCACCAGTAAGAGGCTGACCATCGTTAATAACAACGAGGTGATGGAAATACAGCGTATCCCCCACTTCGACCCCTGTATCGTATTTAAAAGGCGCCGCCACGACGGGACCTTCTGTAATTCTGTTTTGGAATTCATTGAATCTGTTGTCTATGTATAGTTCTAGACCACTATCGGTCGTGATCGTGTCATTGACAAGCTTTTCTAGCTTGACAACAAACAAATCGAATGTCTTCATTTAATTAAAAGTTTAGGTCGTACTCAAGCATGCACGGCATCTCGTCTATACATTTCCAGAGGAGCGTCCCCTCTTCGTTTTCGATGTAGATCAGATACCGCTTTTTTGCAAATTTATGAAGATGATGGTCATCTTCCAAGATAGCCGACACTTCTCCTTTGCCTGCACGCATACCGATATAGTACGCCATACCGTCTTTCGGCTCCTTGCCGACAATAATTTTCCTGATAAGTCCTTGCATTAGTTTAGGGATATGCCCAGATCACCAAGGAGACCATCTAGATCTATGTCGTCGTCGTCCTTGTAGGCACCATCCATAACCTGCTTCAACGCTTCGAGCTCTTCACGGCTTTCTAGGTTGAAGCTATACATGGTTTTCATCTCTGCGTGGTCCGCATCACTTTCCATTGCCTCATGGTCGATAACACCTATTACGATAGACGCGAGGGTTCGTTCTTTCATATCGAAATCCTCTATGGTCTCCTCCATCTTCTTGACGAGGGAGTACATTTCGGCAAAGAAGAGGGTGTCTTTAGGGTTCATGATGTAAATTTGTTTAATTCAAATATACGACACATTTTATATGCCTAGGTCAACGGTTAGAAAGAGCAGGATGTTTAGGGAGTTCTCCAGACTCCCAGATAAATACGTAAAGCAAAACCATCTAAAGAACCTACGTAGCGCTACGAATGACTTCCTAGAGAGCCATCCAGACCTCACTAAGTCATATCTACAGCTTATGCTGTTCCTTTATGACCTGGAGTTCTTTACTATAGCGTGGGTAGCCGAGGAGTACGGGATGAACAAGAAGAACCTTGCCGACAGGATGATCTACCCGTTATCGGCTATGGGGTATCTGTACAAGCATTTCGATAAGCTCACTCCTTCGCAGACGCTAGAGGATCACTTATTTCGTGACGAGACAAAATATAACTACAGAGTTCGCTATGCGCTATCGCAGAAAGGTAGGCTAGCGGTGCAGCGTTTCTATAACGCACTTTAATGTCCCTGCCCTCTATAGGCTTTCTTGTAGTTCTTACTACGTTTGTTCTTAGACGTCTTCGTCTTGGCGTGTACCCCAGGGCGACTTACGTTGGTGTCCTGCGGGGCGTAACTATTTACTTGCTTTGCCATTATATATTCTTGTAATAAACTCCTTTTTCGTCCCTGTATGCTCTCCTAAGCTGTTTTCGATTGGTGCCAGCTTCTTTATAAGATACATGCACCCAGTTAGGTTCTTCGTCATCCCCGAACTCCCAGATCATCTGATCCCACTCTAGGTTATTCTTGATGTAGTTGAATATCTCTGCGTTCGTCACCTTCCCGTAGATATCGGCGTCTATGTCGAGCGCCTCCCCAATCATATGCTGAGAGTACTTGCTCCCCCCGATAGCTTTGTTGAGTTCTTTGCATCGATACCCTGAGCTCACACCGATCGGGATACCGAAGTGATCACGCACAGGTTGGAATATATTCTCGGCTATAGCACGTAGGTTATTAATCTCCCACTGCTCAGGCTCGTTTTTGATACCCAGGCGTGTCGCCGTATTTGATTTTGTCGCTTCTTTTAGAGACAGGTTTTTGCTTAATTTCATTTTTATTTGCCACCCAAGCAGGGTTGATTCGTTTAATCCGAGGGTTGTGGTAATATTTTTTCAATCGTAGATTGAATATAGCAAAATTAGAAAAAAAATTTGGATTGAATGAATTTGTATCGTATATTGAGATCAGCAAACCGAATTTACGAAACAATTTAAAACAGTTATTTGCTATGAAAAATTCATTATTAACCACAGCTTTCGCCCTGCTGACAGTAACGGGCTTGTCTCAATCGCTCAACAAGAGCTTAGTGGAATCATTTGCGCCAACATGTAGTGCAGATTCAATCCGAGTCTTCCAAATGCACGGGGGTTGCCTCGACACAAACCCTGGGTTATTTGGTAACGTAGACTACAGCGAGTTTGATTTCACTCACGTAGCTTCATACGATTCTAATAACGCTATGCACACATGGAATGAAGCTGGGGCATACGTGGTGTTCTGCACAAAGGGTGGCGAACCAGTAAATGAACGAACAGTGTTCATTATCAACGATCGATATGTAGACAAAGTTTCTGAGTTCAAAAACTCAGTAGAACTAAACAACACCGTATACTCAAACGTTTTTGAATACGTGGGATACGATCGGTTGAACATCGTCGCAGCTGACTAAACAAAACTGTAATACAAAAGAAAAGGCCCGCGAGGGCCTTTTTTTATTCTATATTAATCAGTTTTATAATCCCATAGATCTTCTTGCTGCAATCTCTGCCTGAGTTAGTTGACCTTCTGGGGTTTGTTCAAGACGCATGCCTGGCTCTCTTCTTGGGGCTGCACCGCTCTTGTTTCTCATGTACTCAAG